ATGAAACGTGATGCATTGGTAGAAGAGTACAACAATTTCTTCCGGCGCAAACCGCACAAGTGGACGCGGGAGGAAAGCAACCGGCTGGCTTTTGAGTATTTGAGCGCATACCTTGGCAGTGCTCCCCGTAGTGTGATTGATATCGGCTGCGGAAATGGCCACACCGTGGAGTATCTGTCCAAAAAGTGGGAGAAGACGAACTTTGTTGGATTGGATTTGTCGGACGTAGGGATTGGACTTGCCAATGCGCGTAAGATCAAGCGGGCCGTTTTTGTGACAGGTTTTGCGGATGATCATGTCTCCCATGTGCATTTTGATGTCGGCATCCTGCTGGGTGTAGCGGAACATTTTGACAATCCTGGGCGGGTACTGCGGGACATCCGGGAGAATCTTCTGGCGCCTGGCGGTGTGCTGTACATTGAGGTGCCGAATTGCATTGCTTATCCATCCTCCGAGCCGATCGAGGGTTTCCGCCGGCTGGCATGCGGCAGCCATCAGACTGAATGGCATTTGCATAGACCGACCTGGGAAGATTTTTTGCGGGGATCCGGATATACGATTGAGCGGTCGATTACAGGGCCGAGGCAGGAAAATGAGTTTATCTGGATTGTGAAGGCGCTGCCCTTGAGGACGGTCTAAATGCTGCGAATTTATGTGCATGAATGGCAGCATAAAGGTCGGCGATACAAGGAATCACTGCTGGATGCCGGCTGCATCCTGGATGATGTCAACCCGGATGTGGTGTTGTTTGATCATGATTTGGGGTTGGATGGGAAACATGCGTACCGCCCTGAGCTGTTGGCTTTTGCTGAATTAGGTGCCAGAGTGTTTATTTATCCTCATGCGGGCCCTCCGACTTTGCTGTGGGATGGGGCGTATCTGCCTTACCCCGGCATCCGGGCTGTGTTTGTGCCGGCTCCAGGGCATGCGATTATCATGAGTACTTATGGGTATCCACACCCCATTATTGTGGCCGGCTGGTCTTTGTGCGAGTTGAAGCCCTTGGTGCCGCGGCAGGCGGTAAACAAGGTGCTGTTTGCGCCGATTCACCCTTCGACGCATGGTTATTTATCTCTGGAGGACCGGGCGATCAATGCGGATGCGATGACCAAGCTGATGCGGTTGGGTGTGGATATTACGGTGCGGTATATCGGGGAGCTGGGCGCCTTCGGATTGAGACGCCTGCCTGGGGTGCACTATGTGCAGGGTGCTCTGGATGGATCGACCCGGGAGATTGATGAAGCTGACCTGGTGGTGGCGGCAAATACCTTTCTTTACCTGGCCGTAGCCAGAGGTGTGCCGGCATTATCGATCCGTGAGAATGCCTGGCCATGCTATGACCGGAACGGCAGGAAGCGGCCAAAGAACTGGCACGAATATCAGTCTTTTATGAGGTATCCCTATGATGTCTCCGATTATGAGGATCTTGGTCCGATTGCAGTGCATGTTTCGGCGTTGGGTTTTGTGAGTGGCTGGCGAAAGATGTTTATTGGTGAAGCGTTTGATGCTGAGCGGGTGCTTGCAAGTTTGCGGGAGAACCAATGAGACTGAAAAGGACAGATAACCAGGAGATGGCAGCTGCTCCGGATGAGACTATGCGCGAAGCGTGTGAATGCGCGTATAATCTGTTAAGTGATGCGGAAAAAGAGGCGCTTAACCGGCAGATCGCTGTTTTGGTGGATATCCATGGAATGGGCAGGAAGAGCGCGCTGGAGCTGCTAGCTAAGGTTGGGCTGTGGTTGAATGAGAATGAGCCGCAGCGTTCAGGAGTGAAACAATGTTTGATGGTGTGGATGGGACAAAGTGCCCGCATGAAAAGTTATCAACCAAAACCGACGAGGAAGGTCTTTGGTGTATCCGCTGTGATTTGAGGATTTTTGCTGTAGAAAAACGTCCATGCGGGGAATGCAGGTATTTTATTAATGGGTTGCCTTGTAAGAAAATGCACAAGCCTGTGACAGCTGGAACGCATGTTCTCTATAAGATAAAGGACCGGACATGCTGGGAAGAGAAGAACCAGCCCATCAAGAAAGCGTTGCTGAAGGCAGGGATCGCCGGCATGAAGAAGATCGGGAAGACGCTGGATAATAAGAAGTAGCACCCCACCCCAGCCCTCCCCAAAATCCTGAGAAGCGGATTTTAGAGAGGGAGGACTTAACTCCCTATGATCCCCCGACCTTGGGGGATGGCGCACGAGGAACTTTTATGGGTAATACAGGTAAGTCAGTGGTTTGCAAGCCGGAAGTTTTGTTAGCTGATCTATTGGATGCGGCTGAGCTAAATGATTTGATATTGGCTATCGATACTGTTAAAAGGACCCGGAAGGGATGGGGCGAGATTACCCTGGAAATTAAGAGCGGAAAAATAAAAAAAATCAGCTTTAAGCAAGAAATTCTGCCTGGTGTAGAGTAGAAAGATAATTATTAAGTTGAAAAATAGGAAATATGGTCTATAATTAAAGTACAAATTGAATATTGTTTAGACGCCCACGAGGCATAGATCCCGGGGCTCTTGTATCAACCAAATGTTGATATGTGAGCTTCGGGATTTTTTTGTTAATTCTTTGGAGGTTTTAGAGATGAAGAGCAAATGGACTGAGTTACTGACATCAAGAAAGTTTTGGGTATCGATTCTGATCATCCTGGTGCTTATTTTGAGTGCCTGGTACCCCGGATTCGACATGGATACCGATGCTGCCGCCGGGTTGGTGGTGATTGCCGTGGCCTACATTGTGGGTGTGGCGGTGGACCCTGGTATGCCTGGCTGGCGTGGTGTGCTGCAAAGCCGGAAGTTTTGGGCTGCGGTGCTTGGGTTTCTGTTAATGATTTTGGATGGTTTTGGTTTGGTGCTGCCGTTTAATATGACTTTGGAACAAATTGTTTTGGTGGCCGTGACACTCGGCGGATACATTGCCGGGGTGAGTGTTGAATCGAAACAGATTCCTGGATGATGGATATGGACTGGGCCGGACTGCTTGCACAGATCCCGTTGGTGGGGATCTTTATTTGGTACACGCTGGAGCGTGAAAAACGCTTTACGGCCACGCTGGACAAACGGGAAGAACTGTACCAGAAATCCATGGAGAAGCGCGACGAACATTATCTGGCAGCGTTAGACAAGATCTCTGACAAACTGGACACCCTGGAATACAAGGTGGACTGTGTGAGCAGAGAAAAGGCGGCAGGCAAATGATTAATGGAAAAGGTTGGTATCTCTGGAAGCTCTCTGATCCTTTGGTGGAGCCTCCGGATGTGCATGCCAAAATACTGGCAGAATCCGGATTTACTCATGTGCTGCCAAAGATCGCTGATGGGACCCTTACGTACAATGCAGATGCGATAAAGGAGTATATTGCTGCCTGGCACAAACAAGGTTTGCTGGTTATCGGCTGGCAATACTACTATGGCAAATGGCCGGTGCAGGAAGGCTTGCGGGCTGTGGAACGGATTCGATCGCTTGATCTGGATGGCTTCGTGATTGATGCCGAGCGTGAAGCCAAACAATCCGGAGATGCTGCCGCGAATGAATACCTGAGGACGCTGGGTCCACAGGATATCCCAGTTGGTTTGAGTTCTTATCGTTGGCCCAGTTTGCACAGAGAACTGGCCTGGGATTTGTTTATGAGCTTCTGCGATTATGCTATGCCTCAGGTGTACTGGGTGGGTGCGCAGAATCCGAAGGAACAACTCGAGCGCTGTGTGAGGGAGTACAAAGCACGCTGGCCGGATAAGCCGATTATCCCAACGGGTGCAGCCTATCATGAGAACAGCTGGCAGCCTCAGTTGAGCGAGATCGTCGAGTTTGCTGAGGCGGTGAAGGATCTCGGCATGACGGGGTACAACTTCTGGGAATTTGCCAATGCTATCCGTTATGGATTGTACAACACGGTGGCCACGCTGGATCCAATTGGACTGCCTAATAAGCCGACCACGCCTTCGAAGGTAACGATGCGTGCGAAAGAGACGTACATCCGCAGCGCTCCATGGGTTGGCGGCGACACGATCATGGGACGATTACGGCGCGGGGTGAGCGGACCTATCCTGGAAGAGCAGGTGAAGGGTCAGGTGCGATGGGTGAAGCTGGCTGTGGAATGCTGGGTGGCTGCCGAGTATTACGGAATTGATTTAGCTGAGGTGGAATGATGCCGATTAAGCCTGGTCATCCGTGTGCTCATAGGGGCTGTCCTGCAGTAGTGCGGGACGGTCGCTATTGTGAGGAGCACAAGGCAGACGGTAGGGGGTATGATCAGCGCCGGCCATCGGCAAACAAGAGGGGGTATGGTACGGAATGGGGTACCCTCCGTCGGATGGTGCTCCGAGAGGAACCACTGTGCCGAGATATATGGGGGGTGCATCGTAAATATAGGGTGGTGGTCCCTGCAACAGAGGTGGATCACATCGTACCACTGGAGCAGGGTGGCACTAATGAGCGGAGCAACCTGCAGGGGTTGTGCCACTCTTGCCATTCAAGAAAAACAGTGCGGGATGATGGCGGATTTGGGAACCACAAGACGGAAGAGATAGCAGGGAGGGGGGGCAAAATCCTTGGGGAATCTGGCGGAGAGACCGCGCGGGCAGTGAAAAAACCACAACCGCGAAATGGGGGTAGGGGGGGGTATGGCCGGTAGACCAAAAAAACCAGCTGCGGTTAAGGAGCTGGAAGGCAATCCTGGGCATCGACCCATACAGGAAGAGCCTCAGTTCAAGGCAGTGGTGATACCCAAGTGTCCTGCCCACCTGAAAGGTGAGGCACGTAAGGAATGGAAGCGGGTATCACAGGAATTATTTGATGCAGGGTTATTGGCGAATGTGGACCGAGCAGCCCTGGCGGCTTATTGTACAGTTTGGGCGCGCTGGGTAAGAGCTGAGAAGGAGCTCGAAGGGAAGAAAGCGAGACCAGGTGAAGAAGTTGATGCTTCGAGAACCGGCCTGGTGCTCGAAACGGACAAAGGATATAGATATCAGAATCCATGGGTGTCGATTGCCAATAAGTCCATGGAAGACATGAAGAAGTTTATGGCTGAATTCGGGATGACTCCAGCCTCGAGAGGCAAGGTATCTGCCACAAAGAAGGCTGACCCGGCAGAACTGGCTTATCAGAATTGGGTAGCCAATGGGTAGTGAAGGCGTAAAGATGAACGGAGCCGAACAATACATCGATGATGTGATGAACAACCGGATTATTGTGTGCCGGTGGGTTCGGCTTGCCGTTGAGCGCCATTTACATGATTTGAAGCATGGGCATGAGCGCGGATTAAGTTTTGAGCCGCGAAAAGCACAACATGCCATCGATTATTTCCAGTTTTTGCGTCATTCCAAGGGTGAATGGGCCGGTCAGGTTGTGGTTCTCGAACCCTGGCAACAATTCATTATCTGGGTAGTGTTTGGCTGGTTACGGTCGGATGGTACTCGCAGATTCAGGACCGCCTATGAAGAAGTGGCGCGCAAAAACGGTAAAACTACTGTCGCGGCTGGACTGGGGTTGTACTTGTTTATGGGTGACGGAGAACCTGGTGCTGAAGTATACACGGCTGCCACAAAGAAAGACCAGGCCCGGATTGCTCATAGCGAAGCGCTGCGTATGGTGAAGAAATCGCCATCCTTACGCAGCAGGATCCGGACGATGAGGGATAACCTGAATATCCCTGATAGTGCATCAAAAATGGAACCACTTGGGAGAGATACCGATAGCATGGATGGTTTGAATATCCATGGGGCGATTGTGGATGAGCTGCATGCGCATAAAAACAGGGACATGTGGGATGTTTTAGAGACTGCCACGGGTGCTCGTAGACAACCTTTGATATTTGCGATTACTACCGCCGGTTTTGACCGGCAATCGGTTTGTTATGAAAACCATGAATACACCATCTCTGTTCTAGAGAACTTCAAACGGCCAGGCGGGCATCGTGATGATTCGTATTTTGGCATTATTTTCACTTTGGATGATGGCGATGATTGGGAAGATGAAAAGAATTGGCCAAAGGCTAACCCTAATCTTGGCGTAAGCAAAAAGCTTGATAATATGCGCGAAAAAGCCAATAAAGCAAAGAAAATGCCTACCGCATTGAATGCTTTTTTGCGTTTGGAACTGAATATCTGGACACAGTCCGAAACGAAATGGATACCCAGAGAGCATTGGGATGCCTGCGGTTTACTCCCTGTGAATTTTGAAGGTCTGATAGGCCGTAAAGGATATATGGGACTCGACCTCTCGTCCACAACAGATATAACGGCTTTGGTCATTGTGTTTCCTCCGGAAGATTCTTTTGAGCCTTACCAGGTGCTTTGCAGATTCTTCTGTCCGGATGAAGCTATACATGATCGCACCAAGAAAGACCGGCTCAATTACGAAACAATGGTGAAGGCTGGTTATATATTGTCCACGCCAGGGAATACGGTAGATTACGACTTTGTGCTGAGCCAGGTAGAAGAAGACATGCAGTTATACGGTGTTGAAGAATTGGCATTTGATCGTTGGGGATCCAATTACATCATCCAAAAGATTGAAACACTAGGTTTGACTTGTGTGCAGTTTGGCCAGGGATATGCTTCGATGAGCCCCCCCATGAAAGATATGGAGCGCTTGATCATGGAGCACAAACTGGCTCATGGCAATAACCCCGTGCTGAATTGGATGGCGGATAACCTGGTTGCCTCGGAAGATCCGGCCGGGAACATCAAACCTGATAAAGAACGATCCAGAGAACGGATTGATGGCATGGTTGCGTTGATTATGGCATTGGCCAGGGCCCTTATTCATCTGGATGGGCGATCTGTGTATGAAGAGAGAGGAATTAGATTCTTATGAAACCGGATTTGTACGATTTGATAGTCATTCTGGGTTTGATCGTGGCCATTGCAGGGATTTGGATGTTATCGAGACCCTGGGCGTTAATTATTGGCGGTTTGGGCTTTATGCTGCTGGGCGTAATCGGTGCGGTCCGAAAAGCCGAGCTGAAAAGAGGCAAGCTAAATGAGTAATGGGATCCTGAGCGGACTGTTTGAAAAACGCATGCTGGATGAGAACAGCGGCAGAGGATTTATGAGCCGCGGCCTGGGTGCATTTGAAACAGCAACCGGGGTGATTGTAAATCAAGATGCTGCATTACGCGCCAGTGCTGTGTATGCCTGTGTGGATATCTTGAGCAGTTCAATTGCCATGCTTCCCCTGCATACCCTGCGAAAGGTAGACACCGGAGCGGTGCATGCCACTGAGCATTATTTGTATTCGTTATTGCACGATATTGCTAACCAGGAGATGACTTCCTATGAAGTTCGCCGTCTGCAAATGGTGTCTGTTCTGCTGCGGGGAAACTCCTACAACTATCTTGAGATTAATCAAAGGGGGGAAATAACCGCTATCTGGCCATTGGATCCTGACAGCATTTCCATTTTGCGGGACAGCCGAACCTATGAGAAGTGGTATGCCTGCGAAATGCCTGAGTTTTATGGCGGCGGTTTCCAGGTCCTACATTCGGATTACATCTGGCATTGGACTGGTCTGGCAACCAAACGCGGAATAGGACTTACACCCATTCAGATGCACCGGCAATCTATCGGTTTGTCGTTGGCGACCGAAGAATACAGCGCAAGGTTTTTCTCCAATGGCGCGGTGCCAGGATTTATTTTGATGCATCCGGGAGAATTGAGTCAACCAGCTTATGACCGTTTAAAAGAATCCTGGGAGAACAGACACAAAGGGGTGGCTAACTCCAATAAATTGGCCATTTTGGAAGAAGGAATGGAAGCAAAAACCCTGGGTGTATCCCCCACGGATGCAAAGCTCCTGGAGACTGAAAAACATCAGGATACCAAGATTGCCCGTATCTTTCGGGTGCCACCTCACATGATCGCAGACCTGGAACGATCTACCAATAATAATATCGAGTACCAGGGGCAGGAGTTTGTGCAATTCTCGCTGATGCATTGGCTGGTCAACTATGAGAAATCCGGAAATATGCACCTACTGACCCCGGAGGAACGCAAAACGTACTACCTGAAGCACTCGGTAGATGGTTTGATGCGCGGCAATCAGGAAACTCGATACAAAGCCTACAGCGTCGCATTGCAGAACGGATTCAAGACTATCAACGATGTACTGAGGCTGGAAGATGAAAACACAATTGGCCCGAAAGGGGATGTGCGTCTGGTCCCGTTGAATATGGCATTGTTAGATGATGTGATTTCCGGGCGTTTAGATGAGAGCGATGATGCTGGCCCTGTTTCTCCCCGAAGTAGGTTTCTACGGGATTACTTTAGCGTGGAGACAGAAGAACGCAGCGTTTCCATGGAAACGGCACCTCATGTGCCTGGCAGATCACTGCCACGTGACCTGGAAACCCGGGCGGCAAACAGCGCGCTTATCCGGCATCGATACACCGTAACCTATCAACGGGTTATCAAGACAACTGCAGAGCGGATTGTGCGCCGGGAAGTGAATGATATTTCCGGACAGCTAAAGAAGCTTTTGGAACGTGGTTATGATGCGTTCTTTGAATGGCTGAGCCAGTTTTACAAGGACCACGAAGAATTTGTATATAAAAACATGCTGCCCATCCTGCAGACCTATGCAGAGATTGTTGCAGATACTGCTATGGAAGAGATCGATGCCAAAGTGGGGGTTGATTCTGTGGAGCGTTTCACCCAGGCGTATACCCGGGAGTATGCCAAACGGCATGGCGCGATTGGAGAAAAACGATTGGTGGAAATCACAAACAAGGCTATTGAAGCTGGAGACGACATAGAAAGCAAAGTACAGGAAGAGCTTGACCACTGGAAGGAAGCTTACCCGGCAACGATAGCCCGGCGGGAAGCAGTGAGAAACAATAATGCAGTGGCTCACTTTGTCTATGCTGCCAGCAGCATTGTAACGATTCTGCGATGGGCGACTTTTGGTGAGAACTGCCCATATTGTGACAGTTTGAACGGAAAAAAGGTAGGGATCAATGAAGCGTTTTTGTTGGCCGGAGAGGCTTTGCAACCCAATGGCGCCAGTGCGCTGATCAATCACCATGACACAAAGCACCCACCGGTGCATGATGGCTGCGACTGTATGGTTGTAGCAGGAGGATAAGGATGGATGAGCTGGAAGTACGAACGATCAATTTGACAGAAATACGGGTCGCTGATGATGAGGAAGATGAGTTCTCCATCCGAGGCACCGCTGCTGTGTATGAATCGTTTACCGACATGGGCTGGTATGAAGAAAAAATAGCAAGGGGCGCTTTCGATGCCACGCTGGCTGTTGATGATATTCGATCGTTTTTTAACCATGATGAGAACCTGGTGCTGGGGCGGAATCGATCCGGCACGCTGCGGATTGAGGACAGGGAAGACGGGCTTCATTTTGCTGTGAACCCACCTGATACACAATACGCACGAGATCTGAAAGTTTCTATCAAGCGCGGTGATGTGAGCGGATGTTCCTTTATGTTTATTACCAAGGTAGATACCTGGGATAAAACAGACCCTCAATATCCCAAACGAACATTGAATGAATGCAAGTTGTTTGAGTTGGGACCGGTGACCATACCGGCCTATCCGCAAACCTCAGTGTATGCACGGGGCATGGGATTGATGGCTCAACTACGGAATACACAAATCCCGCTCGGAGATGAAGAAACCCGGGCGATGATTGAGAATCTGGAGCGCTATTTAGAGCGCGGCGGTCCATCTACCAGCCAGGCGGCTGGTGATGATGAAAACGCGGGAGAAAGGGTTCAGGTGGACCTGGAAAAACTGCGGACAAAACTTAAATTAGCAAGAATGAGGTATTGAGAAATGGCTATTAAAACAGTGCGAGAACTGAAACAAGCCCGTTCCGCCTTACTCGACCAGGCCAACAAGATCGTTGAAAAAGCCGATACCGAAGCCAGGGATATGAGCACTGAAGAACGCGGCCAGGTGGACAGCCTGATGCAACAGGCTGAAAACATGAATGCAGACATCGAACAGCGGGAAAAGCTGGCCGGGTTACGCGGTACGCTGGTGGATGGAGAGACCCAACAAGATATGGATCCAACCATCGGCATGAGCCAGTCCGAAGTTGATCGTTATTCTATGGTACGCGCGATCAATGGCATGCTGGGACAGCTGAATGGTGATAAACGGGCAGCTGATGAAGGGGCTTTCGAAATGGAAGCCAGCCGGGCTGTTGCTGAAAAGCTAGGCCGGGATCCACAACACGGCCAATTGTTTGTACCCTATGATTTTGCTTTGCGAAGCCAGATTGATTTGCGATCAGCCAATGAATACCGCCGCCTGTTGATGGCGGACCCGACAACCGGTGGCTACCTGGTGGATACCACCTTGATGACCTCCAGTTTTATCGGGTTGCTGCGTGATCGTCTGGTTTTACAGCAGGCGGGCGCTCAGGTGATGGGCGGCCTGGTTGGGGAGTTTGAAATCCCTAAACAGACCGGCGCAGCCAGTTTCTATATGGTTGGCGAAGATCAGGATCTGACTGAGTCCACTCCTGGAGTCGACCAAATTGCACTCAAGCCGCGGACCGGCGGCGGGCATATGACTGTATCGCGCAAGTTGCTGCGCCAGGCCAGTATGGACATTGAAAACTGGATGCGGGCTGAGATGGCCACTATCATCGCCCAAGGAATGGGACAGATGTCCTTCCTGGGTATTGGCGCTGCCAATCAACCTCTGGGGTTGAAAAACATCAGCGGGATTGGGTCGGTAGCCATTGGAGCCACCGGCGGTGCACCTACCTGGGCGAAGATCGTTGAGATGGAAACCAATGTTGCCACGGCTAACGCCGATGTAGGGCGTATGTCCTATATCGTCAACGCCAAAACCCGCGGCAAGCTGAAAACCACTCCGAAAGTAGCCGGACAGTCTGAGTTTATCTGGGATGTGCGTGCTGGCAACACTCCGGTGAACGGCTATGCTGCGCATGTGACTAATTTATTGCCCAGCAATCTGACAAAATCTACCGGCACTGGTCTTTCCCTTGGTTTCTTCGGGAACTGGGCAGATATGATCATTGCAATGTGGGGAACCCTTGAGATCCTGGTTGATCCTTATAGCGGATCCAAATCCGGCCGCGTGGGTATCACCGGCTTCCAGGACTTTGATGTTGCTGTTCGCCACGAAGAATCATTTTCCATGATCGCCGACATGGCGACTGTGTAATCGGAGGTAATGATGTATTCGTTTTTGAATAATACCGAAGTCTCCATTCAAGCGCTGGATGGCAGTGCAGATAACGAGGCTCTGACAGGGGCTGGCGTGGACATGCAGGGTTTTGATTCTGTAGCGTTTGTTACAGGGTGCCTGTTTGGCGAAGAGCTGGACCTCTCAATGAAAGCTCAGCAAGATGTCACTGCGGCATTTGCAACTGCCGCAGATATCAAGGACAGCGCTGTTGCATTCACAACTGACGTATACACCAGTGGGCTGGCCACCCTGGAGATTCATAATCCCCAGGAGCGCTATGTGCGGCCGATCATCACTGTGCCCAATGCAGATGCGGCAAAAGCGGTGTTTTGCATTGCGATTCTGTTCAATGCAAACAAGCATCCTGTTGGTGCAAATGACGGTGAATTGTTGGTCAGTCCTGCTGAAGGCACGGCCTGAGCCGTGGCTTAATTACCTATTATTCGGGGGACGGGCGACTGTCCCCCGGGAGGTGATCCATGAAAGTTAAAATCATTGATGGCGTGGCCATCGATGGGAACCACGTGGAACCGGGGTCTGTGTTGGATTTACCGGAAGGGCTGGCAAAGCTCTTAATTGGTGGAAAGAAAGCCGTTCCTAACCCTATGCCCAAACCTGTTGCAGGCGTGATGGAAACTACAAAAGGACCGGTTGGATCCGTGGAAGTGAGAAGCGAACCTGCCCCAACTGCTGATTTACCGGTCGATGTGGAAAAACCTGCTGCTGCGAAAGTTAATCGTCGAGGGAAAAGCAAGAAATGAACCTGAAGGTAGTGACCGGGCCGACGATTGAGCCAGTATCCCTGGCGGCAGCCAAATTGCATTTGCGGGTGGATCATGACGATGAGGATACACTGATCACCAGCAAAATGCTGAGTGCACGGCTGGCTTTGGAAAGCATTTGCAGGCGGGCATTCCTGACCCAGACCCTGGAAATGCGGCTTGATGAGTTTCCCGGCCGAAGATTTGAACTGCCCTACCCACCGCTGCAGAGCATTAGCTCGATCAAGTATGTGGACAGCGACAATGTGGAGCACACGGTTGCCAACACAAGCTACGGCTTTGATGCCTATGCAGAACCTGGGATTGTGTATCTGCGGGATGGGTATAGCTGGCCGGGCGTGTCCTTGATTGCTGTGGGCGGCTTCAGGGTGCAGTATGTGGCCGGGTGGACTGCAGCGGAGGCAGTGCCAGAGACAATCAAAAACGCAATCCTGCTTTTGACTGGCCAACTTTACGAAAACCGGGAAGAAACCGTGGTAGCAGCCGGTTTGACGAAAGTATCCATGGGTGTGGTGGAAGATTTGATCCGGAATGACCGGATTTATGGATGGTGATGATGCAGGCTGGCAAACTGAAACACAGGATCCAGATAGAAGAGCCAGTCGTAGTTGGCAAAAGTCCCATGAATGCGGACATCGTAGAATACACGCCCTACCTGGTGACATGGTCACGAATACGGCCTATCCGCGGCAGGGAGTACCTTGAAGGAAAGATGGAGCAAGCAGACGCCACTGCTGAGATCTTGTTTCGGGCACAAGCAGGAAAAACGGTAACACCGGATATGCGTGTTGTATTTGGGAAACGTATTTATGAAATTGTTAGTCCTCCGGTTGATGTAAATGAACTGGGTAAGGAAGTGCAGTTGATGTGCAGGGAGATTTATGGCCAAAGCGATATCTGTTAAGTTGATTGGTGCAGATGAGTTGAAAAAGGTGCTGGATGAATTAGGTAAAGCAGGCCGTCCTGCTCTTCTGCCGGCTGCCCGGGCGGGCGGGGAAGTGATTAAGGATACTGCCAATACCCGAGCGCCGGGTCCGCACATTATCACCGGCAACGAGAAACAGGAAGGCGGCACGGCAGAGATAGAGATTGGCCCGGATGAGGAGCATTGGCATTATCGATTTACAGAATTTGGTGCCAGCGCACATGAGATAACCGGTGATCCTTTGGTTTTCAAAGGCAAAGGCGGCATTATCCGGACGACAAAGGTGAATCATCCGGGAATGAAAGCAGAACCATTTTTGCGCAATACGGCGGATGAGAAAAAAGACCAGGTAAAAAATGCAGCAGGAAAAGTGTTTTGGGAGAAGATTGAAAGCATCCGGAGGAAACTAAGCCATGACGATTGAAAATGCTTTAGTTACTCTTGTGACAACTGATCCTGCGCTGTTTGCGATGATTGGTGATCGATTTGATCCTGGAACGATCCCGCTTAAGAAAAAATTGCCCGCAGCTTGTTACCAGGTAATTGGAAATACGAGAACTTCTACGCAAGATGGTCCGGCTGGTGTAGCGATGCCACGGTTTCAGATAACGATTGATGCCAAGGAAGTTGATGAAGCAAAAGAAGTAATGCGGGCTATGAGAAAGAGGTTGGATGGTTTCGTTGGCAATGTTGGGGCGGTGAAGATTTTCGTGATCGTCCTTGAAAATGAATATGATGGATCGAACAACCTGGAGACCGGTATTTGTACTGTGCGCCAGGATTATAAAGTTAGTTGGAGTGAAACATTATGACAGAAGCTACTGTTGTGCGAGGTATGATCCTGGCTTACGGAAATGGAGCCACCCCTGAGGTGTTCACAAAATTTGCACAAATCAGGGATGTTGAAGGGCCCGATCGAAAAAAGACCGTGGTCGATGCCAGCCATCAGCAATCGGGGCTATACAAAGATAAGGCTTTCGGTATGATCGATGCCGGGAAATTCACCTTTGATATCCTGTACGATCCTGATGACCCATCGCATGATCAAACAACTGGCCTTGGCAAGCTGATCGAGGATTCGAAACCATGCAATATGCTTTTGGTGACGAATAAACTGGCGCCGATTGGGTTCTGGGGTTATCGATTCAGGGGTGCTGTAGATAGCTTGAAAGACAAGTATCCCCTGGATGGCATGATGGCTGCGGATTGCTCGATTGAGATTTGTTCAAGACCCGAGCAGGACGACATTGACATCAGTGATATTTGCTAATGGGCGATCGGTTTTATCTATCCGACCATCAGGGCAAGGGACTGCCGTATGCCAGGGCGTTGGAAGCAGCTGGTTATGAGCGCGTGGGTTATGCAGGGGAAGCAGACCTTAAAATGGCTTTCTATGACCAGGACAGCGGCGCCAGGAATATGGGCTTCCGGAATGGTTTGAGTTATCTGCGCGGCCAGGGCGTGCCTGTGTTTCTTTACCCTCATTCGGCACGGCCGTTTGTGCAATACGATGGGATTATTACACCCTGGCCACATACCCGCTGCATGATCACGATTGCACCCGGGCATGCCGAGATTATGCAGCTAATCCAGTACCCATGCCCTGTGGCGGTATGCGGATGGGCTTTGTGTGAGCAAAAGCCCTGGAAAGCCATCCCTATTCCTAAGCGAAAGCCTCTGACTGTGTTGTTTGGGCCAATCCATCCTAACGGCAACGGCTGGCTGAGTGAACTGGATAAGCGGCAAAACGCAGCAGTTTATGAGCTTCTGCTGCAGGTACCTAATATCCGCCTGATTGTCCGGCACGTGAAGCGAGTGGATCTATCCGGTTTGTGGAAGGTGCCAGGCGTGCAGTATGTACTGGCAAATCCGGATGGCAGTACAGCTGAAATAGACCGCGCAGATGTTGTGGTTGGCCATCAAACGATGGCTTATCTGGCGATTGCCAGGGGAAAGCCTGTGATCATGTTTGGTGATCAATCCAGCCCGCACAGCGGCAATCATCCGGCTCTTTTCCAGTTTGCCAGGCGATATGATCTGTACAGGAATTTGCTGAAATATCCCCTGGAAGCAGAAGATGCCAGGAATGGGATGGAACTGCGCAGCATGCTGGAGCAGGCTATGAGTGAAGATGTGGCGGTACAGTGGCGGGATCAATTTATTGGGAAGCCATTTGAACCAGTTAAATTTACAGAACTAATTCAATCTTATTTGTGAGGTGAAATTATGGCATTCGGTAAAAAAGATTTGCGAGAAAAAATCCGGAACATGGATGACCGGAAATATGAAGATATTCATGTGTCTTATTGGAACGAAAAGTTAACCCTTCGGTCATTGACGGCTGCTCAAAGTGGCTCCCTGCAGAAGATGTTTACCGTTCCAGGCGCAGGCAAAAAAAAGGACCATTATGACCTGATCCAGGCAACGGCTGCAGCAATGTCTGTAGTTGATCCAGATACCCATGAACTTGTATTTTCCATGGATGATAAATACTGGCTGAAAGACAAACACGCCGGTGCATTGCAGGAGATCTGGGACAAGGTTGCGGAAATGAATGGCCTCACCAAAGAGGATCAGGAAGAATTAAAAAACGTCTTAGAAGCCAGCCAGAAGAACGGTTCCCTTTCCGATTAACTCTTGCCATCGGAGGCGTAACCAAAGCGGAATTGTTGGACCGCATGTCCGCCAAGGAATACAACGAATGGTTGGCTTATTTTGATATAGAGCCTTTCGGGCCACAGGAAGATGAGTACCGGACGGGTTTGATTACAAGTACGGTGGCAAATACCGCACGGGATGAGGAAAAAAGAAAAGAGCCTTTTGAAGCAAAAGATTTTATGAGAGAAGGCTTTATTGATGATGAAGGATTTTATAAAGATGAGGAAGGATTTTATAAAGATGAGGAATATGGATCCCAGTTGGATCCAGAACCAACTGTCTTGATGAAGAAGGTTGAACGATTGTTTGGGCCACTACCAGGAGATAAGTGATGGCGACATTGGCAAAATTGACAGTTAAGCTGGTAACAGACGTAAATGAGTTCACGAAGGGGATGGATACTGCTGTTAATAAAATGGCCAAGGTTGGAAAATCGATGCAGCAGGTCGGTGACAAGATGACTAAAAATGTCACGTTGCCAATACTTGCGATAGGCACAGCCTCTATTAAGTTAGCCAGCGACTTGCAGGAAACACGGAACAAAGCTTCAGTTGTGTTTGGGTCGATGTCCGATGATATTTTGGCCTGGGGTAAAACGTCATTGGATACAGTCTTTTTGTCAGAACAACATGCGCTAGATTATGCAAGCACATTTGGAGCCATTGTCAAAAACATGGGTCTGAGTGAAAAAGAAGCACTTGATATGAGTAAGACTCTTGTGCAAGCCACAGTAGATTTAGCTAGTATGAGTAACTTGTCTTATGGTGAATCATTTGAAAAAATGCGCGCGGGCATGGTAGGAAGTTCAGAGCCATTATTATCACTTGGAAAAGACTTAAGAGTAGCGAACATTGAGGCATATGCATTCAGCAACAATATTGCAAAAGCAGGAGAAACTTTAGATAATCGCCAATTAACACTCGCGAGATTTGGCTCGTTAATGTCACAAATGACTGACGAAACTGGTGATGCTGCAAGGACTATTGGGGATTTGGCGGGTCAGTCAAGATTGCTTTCTGAAACCTTTCAATCCACATTAGCAACCTTTGGGGAATTACTTGTACCTGTCACGATTAAATTTATGCAGGCAGTTATTCCTATATTGGAATGGTTCGGTAAATTACCAGAGCCAGTCAAAATGGCGATTGTAAACATTGCTTTGTTCACCGCTGCTCTGGGTCCTTTGATGTCTGGCGGCGGACGTCTACTGCAGCTCGGTAAAGGACTGCAGGGCCTTTTAGGCAAAGCAGGATTAACCAGTTTGATGGCTAAATTAAGCGGGGCCGCTGCCGGCGCAGGCGGCAGCCTGGCTGGTGTGGGATCTGGTTTGCTGGCTGCATTGGGGCCGGCTTTGCTTCTGGCAGCCTCGATCGGTGTGTTGGTAGTTGTGCTGAAAACAATGGGTCCTGCAGCCTGGGAATCTGTAAAAATGATAGGCGTAATTGCCGACGCAGTGTTTAAGAGATTAGCGTATGAGGTCAAACGGTTACCCATTGAGCTTGGCAAGATGATCGGCAATGCAATCAAGACCTTACGCAGCCGGATCAGCGATTTTGTGAATTCAGGGCGTTACCTGATGGGCGGTTTCATTGATGGGGTTATTTCAATGGGTACCAAGCTGATCAAATCGGTGGTGACCCCTGTGATGATGGCCGTTAATGCAATCCACACATATTCCGAGATGGCCAGCAACAGCAAATTGACCAAAAGAATGGGTATGTACTTTGTGGGTGGGTTTACTGAAGGCATTACCAAAGGAACGCCGGCAGTAGCCAAGGCTGGCGCTGGTATCGCAAAAAGCGGAACGAATGGGTTGGCCTCCGGAATCAGCGGATCCGGACGTGGCAGAGGTGTGGAAAATTACTTCAACATCAATATTGCCGGTGCGCTGAGCGAAGAAGAAAAAGTAAAGCTACGGAAAGAGATTCGAAACATTTTTGGAGAAGAAATTGAAGCGGCTTATGGAGTGTCATAACTATGACCATTGCTGATTATAAATTAGGGACTACCTTGGCAGGCATTACGAACATTGAAAGTCTGACCACTCCCTTGCCGATTCCCAGGGTGAGTGAACCTGTTTATGAGCTGGAAAAACAAGGGAATGGGTTGTATCGGGAAATGGGCTTGCCTAGCTGTACCTGGACCTTTCCATTGCTATCCACGGCCGAGCTTGCGCAACTGCGTACTTTCTGCAGCGGGAGCAGCGCGGTGGTGTACTTGCGTACCCTGCCGAAATTGAGCGCATTGACCACCTATGCAACTTATAAGGCTGTTCTTTTGTTTCCGAAGGTGGATGCGGTTGGCGGATTTGCCAGTGATGTGGTGATAAAGTTTGAACGAATGGAGGTGCAGTCCTGATGGCGCGGGCAGCGACGTCTAATGAATTGGGGTATTTGCGATCCGGAGGGCAGCACAGCAAGCTTATGCTGGCCATCCTTACTCCAAATGTGATCTACACGGCCCGAGTAGCTGCCACCCCGGCGAGCAATGACGGGGTGGCTGAGCTGAGTATTGGCACAGAATCCGGCACGCTGAGCGATGTATTGGACGGCATGACTGTGTGGGCAGGATCTTCCGCCGGTGGAAAAGACAAGGGCATGGCACGGGTGCGGGCTATAGAAACCGGAAAGCTGACGATTGGATTGACATCTGATGGTGTGTTTGGCCTGGGTGATTATCTGACGATTGTGGATGACATGGGCTGGTGGTCCAGACCGGCAGTGACCGATGACAGCGGGGCGATCCTGCTAGATGGAGATATCACCTATGCCGGGCAGCATGAGGACTGGAAACCGGTGGTGGTGATGGGCCCGGATGCCGTGGCTTATCTGGCTGGCGAAACCGTTGAGGTGGCATTCGATGCTAGTACTTCGTGGGTACCAGACAGCACGGCAGCCAGTTATGCCTGGGAAGCTCCCGGAGCGGATGCTGTTACTGGCGATGATACAGCCACCCCAACGATCACTTATGCTGCGGCAGGCACCTACCTGGTGCGCTGCACGGTGACAGCCAGCAACGGGGAAGCGAACAGCGGCTATCGGAGGGTATATGTTTGGGATGATGCCCATCTTCCGGTTACGGCTTTTCAACTGGAGACATTCTCCGGATCTTATGATAATGGCGGGTGGATATGCAAGATAAAGGCTTTTGCCGGTGTATCCATGGACTCGTTATATGATGGCTGCAAGGTCATTTTGTTTGCAGATGAGCGGTATGGGAGCTTTGCCGGATCGATCGGCCCTGTGGCCTGGCGTGAATCGGTGAAAATGATTGGCTGGGTTGATGGTGAAAGCATTGAGATTGGATACGATCGCAGTACTGTCACTTTTGAAATATCGGGGCCGGCTGCCTGGCTGGGCAAGCTGCCTGGCCAGGGGTGTGATTTGTGGGATGATAGTGAAACCCCCAGCACCTGGTCAACTGTGGAAGCATTGAGCGTAGATAAATGCCTGGCGTCTGTTTGTATCTGGCAGAGCACTGCAGGAGCGATTACTGATGTGTACCCCAGCGGAGATCTGCGGCGGATACCGAGTGTAGAAGGATTATCCAGCGGGATGATCTGGGGTGGGCTTAGTACGCTGGGCGGCAAGATAGGTGCAAAACCGTGTGCAGACCGTTATGGTCGCCTGTTTTTGGAAATTGACCAGCAGTTAATTTCCACGGATGATAGAACATCCATTCCCACCGTGATGGACATTGAACGGCAGGATTGGCGTGAAACCGTAGAATTTGGCCGATCGGATATCGGCAAAGCCAGCCAGGTGGAAGTGAACGGGACTTGCTGGAGCGGCGGAAGCCATGCAGCCGTGCGGGCGGGATGCGGAAAATTTCCGGGTCGCTTCGGACAACCGCAGAGCCTGACAATGGTTTTTGCCTCTGAAGAGGATGCTGCCATGACGGTTGGGCATTTACGGGCGAAGCTGAATAATCCATATCCGTTGGTTTATGTGTATTTGATTGAGAATAACCCACTGGTTGATATTTGCCCCAGGCAAACTGTGAGTATGAGCCTGGCAGCAGACGACACACCACGCGGCATTATCTGGGATGCACAGCGGTTGATCCCGCGGACGGTCTCTTATGTTCAGCGCGCAGATGGCTCTTTGGTGACAGACCTGGAGTGTGAGGGAGAGACCAGCGGTACAGCCGGGGTGATGCTGCCGATACCTACAGATGCGCCGGTTGTTAATGATGGAGCCGATGATTATTTGGGGGACGCGGATTACCCAATGGTGCCGACCGGGAGTATCTGGTTTCCGGACTTGCTACCCGGAGAAGGCGGACCACCCTCCAGCGGATGCCGGGATAATTTGGGGGCTGCGGGAAACGGTCCGTTTGAAGTGTGGCCAGACAAGTTCTTTTTGACCACCCAGGATGCGGATAAACTGAGCACGATGATCTATTATCCGTGCATGATTCGACCGGTGGGAAGTGCAGCGGAAACACGCTTGAGAATTGTGGGGCATTTGGAGTATTTGCTGGCGGGAGAATGGAAGCAGAGCAACGGTGCATCGGCCTGGCTATCGAATGCCCTGGATGGCTCCGGAAGCGTAGTGCTGACAGCATTGAATAATGTGCAATATGGTTTTGGGGATCGGGACAGCTGGTTCAAGCCTGCGGCCCAGATGGACGTGAATGGATTCAAGATAACGCTGAATCAGCCCGGAACGGAGGTGCCAGGCGCCTATAACAAGCTGTTTGATTTTGCGGATGGCTGGCAGGGGTGGACGTATGAGGGGAACCCGGTACCTGAAGATGTGCGGTGGTATAACGGCAGGCTGGAAAAACGGCGGGCGAGGACCTATTTTAAATGGTACCCTGATGAACTTTATGCGGCAACCGGTGCTGTAGTTGAATGTGATCACGGTCCTACATCTTGGGGTCCATTTTCGGGATTTGGCGTTGGCATCGTTAATACAGAGGATCCGTTATCTGTCTCCTGGGTGTATACCAACGCCCGAAATTATGGCCATCCATCCCTTACATTGGGGTCTGCTTACAACGGTAAAAGAATACATTATGTGCAATTTGATGAAGGGGCCGATGATGCCAATGCCGGTGTATACCCATGTTGGATTGATAATGTACAACTGACAGGCTTTACCAATAAGCTCGCTGCCCGGCGGCTGAATATTGAGCGGCTGGAGCTTTATAACATTTGCAGGCCTGCATAAAGGAATAAAATGCCGAAACTGAGAACGATCCGTACGATCAGAAACCGATTCCTGAAAAAACAGGACCTGCCAGAGCCTGAGTTTGGTATTTTAGGCAATGGCCAGGGGGTAGTGGCTGTGCCAGACAAGCCGAATTACGTTTATGTGCGCCTGGGCAACCAGGTGGCAGAAGTTTACAGCGTGCGGATTACAGCCAAGTATGGAGAGACTGTTGCTATCGGGGTCGATCCGATGGACCCTCACAGGCGGCAGGTTTTATCCGTTTGCACAAGGCAGACAGAGGATGCAGGGATTCATGTGGCTGGATCCGGCTATGCGCCGGCCAGGCGATATCAATGGATGGCTACAAATGGCGGAGAGGATCCGCTGTATGTGGCATTGCGGCAGTTTTTGCCTTTGAGGGTGTCTCCTGCCGGGGGAATGAGTATCAGCATTTATCCGGGGATGATGAAAATTGGCGGCGTTTGGGTTTTGCGAGCCTTTGAGGTACTCGACCTAAGCAGTTATGTGCCTGAGACGGAAGGAAAAGCTTTACTGGCTTTGATATCGATTAATACCAGTGGTGCATCTGTGGTAACGGTTGGGGATGAGGTAGACATTGCCGACTTGACAGACTTGAGTGATGCGCCTGCAACCCCGGCAGATACGCTGCATGAACCGGCGTTGGTGCGGCTGTATTACGGGCAAGTTGTGATCCGGGAGGCACGGACAAACTCTGATTTATATGATTTACGTATGCCCTATATGGTGAATTTGACCAATGACCTGGTTGGGCTGGGGAACGTGACGAATGTAAAGCAACTGACTGTCTCACCAGATGATTGGAGTCAATTTGCGTTAAAAGAAGTGCCTACAGGTGATGATGTTCTGCTGATTGAGGATAAAGATGGTGCAACTCCTTATTCTAAAAAGCGGGTGTTGATAAGCAAGTTACCCTCAACAGGCGGTGAGGGATCGCTAGATGTAAAAGATGGCACAACCTCTGTTCTTGGAGTAGATGAGCTAACTTTCAGTGGAGCAACTGTAAGTGAGACTGCATCGGGAAAAGCAACTGTAAACATAACTGGGGGTGGTAGTGCTGAAATTCCCAGTGGACTGTTAGTTTATTTGAATGAAAACTTTAGGTAGGAGGATATATGGCAGCAAACACAAACCCAATTTTTACTCTCACTCCTCATTGTAGTGGCATTAAGGTTGCCGAAGCCAATACTGCGAGTGATGGGTCTGGAACTCTTCATTCTCTATTTACTGCACAAACTAATGGCAGTCGTGTCGAAAGAATTATCGCTATCAATGCTCAAGCATCGGCCGCTGCCTCATCGGCAAATGTTATCCGTGTGTTTATCACAGATGCGGATGGTGTAAACCCAATTCTTAGGGCTGAAGGTGCACTTGAGTCAGCAACAAGATCAACGACTGAGGTAGGTGCAAAAACTGAGTTTGAGTTTGAAGGTGGTCTAGTGTTGGCTGCCGGTCAAATTATTAAGGTGTGTCAGTCTGTATATGCGGGCGTGCAGGATGTAATTGCCTACACGGCTGAAGGTGGTGACTATTGAACTACGGTACGTTAGGCTGGAGTTACCAAAAACAAAAACTATCGGAAGTTGATTACATAACCCCTCCTATAAGAAGTATGCCTGGAGTAACAACCTGGATAGATTGGTCTTTGCTAGATGCATATGGCTATATTACTACGATTAAAAACACATTGGATGATTCTGATATTAGTTGTTCCGCAAGTACCGTGGAGGGTGTGCAAAGAATAGGGCCCAAGGGACTAAATCATGGTGTAATTTCCAGTACGGGTATTGTATACATTCCTTCAACCAATGTTCGTACAGTGATTAGATGTTTTAATTTGTTGACCGCTTATCCGGGTACCTCTTTACTAACTCACAATTCTTATTATTATTTGCATGGTGGAAACACAACTTTATTACACCTTACTGCATCACATATCGATGCGAGAAACGGGACTTGGCGAGTTAATGGTGTGTCTGTAAACCCTGTAGCGGAAGGCACTGGCATTGTTGTAAGGAAACCAACCATAGTTTCAGGCGTAACTTTGAGTGGTTTAGCTGTGAATAGGATCGGCAGGGATCGAAGCACTAATAATTGCAATTTTAGAATGTTTGAGGATGTAGTAAGCTCTGAGGTTCTTTCCGATTCTCAAATTCGGCAGATTGAGCAATACATGGCAATAAAATGGGGTATTGGTGATTATAACTTTGCTGCGTAAGGAAGGTGAAAAATGATTAGATCAAAAGGATTGTTTGCGAAGAAGCTTGTAACTGCTTCTCAGCTAGTCGGCCGAGATTATTTAATTGCAAAACACGGGGATTCTTTCCATGCCAACGTGCAGACGGCGTTTGATGCCGGCGTACCATGTTTGCTGTTTTATGAGAACGATCCGGAGAAGCTGATTGATTGCGGGTTGAATGAAAAGAACTGGCCGGATGATAAAAACGCTGATCTGCAGGCGATAATCAAGGATGTAATGGTTGGCGGCGTGCAAGGAACCCGGCGGGCCATCCATGGGATCATGATTGATTGCAGCAAGGTGGTGCAATCCAACGGAAAGATTTTGACTGCGCAGTGGATTGCTCAAAGCGGGAACCATTTGATGAATCGGGTTTGGTCTTTGCTAAAGATCCCGGTTTACCTGTACATGAACATGAATCCAATCAACCAGTACAAGGATGACGCCGTTTCCACGGAAACGCTGCGGCAATTTATTGGGCGATGGGGAGGTGTTTCCACGGTGGACTGGGCGCAGGTTGGGGCGGATGGATACCCTGTCGCCGATGAACGGCCGCTGCTGCCGTATGATGACGGCCAGCCGTGGAAATTCTGGTTTTATCATGTGGATTCGAACCCTTCGACAGGCTCAGGGACCAATATTGACGTGCTGTATCAGTGGGATAAAGTGCGGCTGTATGGAAAGGATGAGCTTGGATACCAGGCCCCGGCGACCCCCGACCCTTCGACTGGTTCGACAAGCTCACCAACCGGCTCAGGGACCGGCTCACCAAACGGCTCAGGGGCAGGTGGTTCGACGGGCTCACCAACCGAGGGTGTTATTGTGTTGAAGCTGGGGGCGGAGGAGCTGGCGCTATTAGAGCGGGCAGTCACTGCACTGGAAGAGATGGCGAAGCCGATGATATAGGTTTTGTTTTGGAATACAAAGTGTTCAACAAATAAGCGAGGATTAGAAATCCAAGTAATATTATTGGGATTGTCCAGTTTTGTACGTCACTAATAGATCCGGAAATCCGTATTTTCCAGAATATAATGTTTGTCACACCAAGACCAAGCAAAATAGCATATCTTTTGATTTTAGATCCTTCTAATACTGTTAGTATTATTAATGGGAAAAGGAGAACGAAATCCCAACTCCATAAATAGGGAGAAACCAAGATTGTCAGCGCCAAAATAATTGCCGCTGCTGTGTGTTTTTCAGTTTTACTCCAGATTAGAATGGTTGCAATGATACTAATGCCCAGGAGAACCGCCCAGATCATTACTCCATAGTACCCAAGAGATTTGTTGAGTATGTTGAACAGCGTCGGATGATCCCAGGGGGCATTTGTTCTGAAATTTTGAATGAAATCCTGGATCCAATTAGGGAAGAGCAAAAAGAATGGACTTAATAGCAGGGTCATCCATGCTACGCACATGAGAATGTATTTTGCGAAAAAATACCAGCCATTTTTGTAAACAATCAGTATTATGCCTATTAAAAACAAGAACCCCAATTGCGGTTTACCAAGTCCCAGAATCAGGAAGAGAGGGGATAGCGGAGAATCTGTTTTAAGTGATAGAAGAAGGAAAGCGATACAGATCAGGCTTGCTTGTCCAAAGAGAAAATAAGTAGACATTGGAGGGAATAAAAATAAGCCTATCAGTAAAATTCCTAGAACAATTGGATTAGGTTTTTGCTTCATCATGGTAAACAGGATGAAAAAGAAGCTAACAAAATTCAAAAAAACCCATATTTTGCCTGCAATTTCTTTTTCCAGGAAGCCGAGCCATAGACCGGCACTGATAAATTGAGGCATCCAAAGAGAATTCGTGTAGGGAAATAGTTGCTTTATATCATATGGGGAATGACGAGAAAGAAGTAAATTTGAAGGTCCCCAATAATTGTTATAAAAATCACCCAGGTCCGGAAAGACTGGAAGGATAATAACAATTCCAACGAAGCAAAACAAACATATTAATAAATAAGCTGACTTTTTTTGAAGGTTAGCATTCACGTAATTATCCTCTGCCATATAATTCAAAAATCCCCGACTAATATGAAGTAATGATATTCTAGCATAGTCGGGGATTTTTTCTTAAAGGTTATTCATAGCCTCCAATTGTCTACCGGGCTGGCTTTGAGGTGGCCGTTGGTTAGATCGGTTTTGGCGATTTTGAGATAGTGGGAGACCATATCCAGGGTAGAGTGGCCCAGCATGGACTGCAGGGTGAAGACATCCCCTCCGTTTCGCAGGTAGTTGATAGCAAAGGTGTGGCGAAAGCGGTGCGGATGAACATTATGGACGCCGGCACGGGTGCCGATATCGGCTAATGTGTCCAGGGTGTTTTTGCGGGTCATGGGCAGATTGTTTTTCGTGACAAAAAGGTAATCATTGAGTCTGGCTTCCTTGCGGCTTTTTGAGAGATACTTCCAAAGCACCTGGCCAGTGCGGGCGCTGATCGGGATAAAGCGTTCCTTTGCTCCTTTACCCATGACCATGATGCGCTGCTGCTTTAGATCACAATTGAAGATCTGCAATGTACACAGCTCTGAGACACGGATGCCGGTATCCAGGAGAAGCAGGATGATAGCTTTGTTCCTGTCCGCGTGCTGGATGCTGTGACTGGACGGGCGCTTGCCAGGCCGCGTGTAGACCTTTGTCTGTTTGAGTGCGCCAAGCATGGCTTTGATCTGGTCCAGGGTTAGTTCATCGATGACCCGTTTTTCCGGCTTTGGCCTGGGGATCTGATGAAGCAGGTTTTCTGTTACCAGGCCGGCACGGATCGCCCAGGTGTAGAAGGCTGACAGCCCAGTGTGGTAATTGAGTATGGTCTTATTGGAGACCAGGCGGCTGGCCAGGAATCCGCTGATTTGTTCGATAGAGATTTGGCTCACTTCCGGATCGTCTTGCAGATATTCCTGAAACAGTTTAAAGGTATTTTGGTAGTCTGCGAGGGTGTGTTGAGAAAGATGCCTGGCGTGTGCATCCAGGAAGTAGCCTGTAAGCGCTTGAGAGAAAACTATTATTTTGTTCAT